GTCTTTAGGCCATGCCACTGGTATCCATGCAGGTCGTTGCTTAATGGCCGCAGAATGCATTATAGCAGTCTCCTGACGGCTTGAGTAAGTGTCGTATAGATAATACGTATCACTCTCCTCGTCTATAGCAATCCAAGCTACAGCAGTGGGGTGATCATACCCAAAGTCAAGACCAGCTATTCTCTTCCAGTGATCTGGTATCTCAAAGGAGTCTATAATCAAAGAGTCCTCTGGAACGGGGAACACAAGACCAGAACCAAATACAGGTATGCCTTGGCTTCGTAGCTTCCGTTCATGCGGAGGATACTGTGCCAGTAGCTGTTCTTTAGTGTCTTCATCTAGGTGGGGTGCATCGTCCCACGTAGCTTGTATTAACTGTTGACCCTTCTTCAAGTCATTCATAAACTGATTGACTACAGGGGTCATGCCGTCCTCTGGTGTAAAGGTCATCATAACGTAGCCATTAGTTGCTACAGTACGCGTGATACACTGAGTGTAGATGTTAGAGGGTGGCTGCTCATCTAGCCAAATCCAATCTACTGGACGGCCATAGAACTTCTCTTCACCCATCTCGTATGACTTAAAGCCAATACGCGACCAACCATCAGGCTTACCGTTCTTGTCGTGGTGCTGTACCATAACACTATCGTAAGTGTTACCTGTAGCGCCTCGCCTTCTAGTCTTCTCACCAATCATCGTTAGAGGAACCATGCCAGTTCCCCAAGACTCTTCACTCTCTGCCAGACCAAACAATTCTGTCTGTAGGATATCTCTAGTGGTGTCGTTAGATACACCTGCCGCCCAACAGTATAGAGGCTTCTCGAATCTATTGCCTTTCCACCAATCAGGGTATAGCCCTGTTAAGTGACAGGCTGTGATGTAGGCTCCACTGGTAGACTTACCAATCTGGTTAGCACACATCGCCAACACCTGATGTGCATCCTTAGTGGAGTTAGCTAGTCCTCGCTGCCATTCATATAGGTTGAAATGATCCTTCTTGTTAAAGCGAACCCTTTCTTCCTTCTCCTTCAGCAGCTCTAACAACCTGACCTGTTGATCCTTTGGCAGCTTAGCTACCTGTTCAGGACTTAGCTGCATTCTTCTTCTTCGCAGTCTTAGGCTTATCTGTGTTAGCTAAAGCAAGTGCTGCTGTTAGCTTTGTGATTAGGACACGTTGTTCTTCAACTTCTGATTTAAGATAATCAAAGTTATCTCTAGTAAACTGTAATATCATGTACTCGCCTTGTGGTAGAGTTAGTGTATTTCTTCTGCCTTAACATCTATGGTGTGGTTCTTACCTAAGATAGCTAATAGCTCTTTCTGTAGTTCATCGTCCTTAAGGTCTTTCGCATCCTTGTCTGTTACTATCATTTCCATAGGCTTGTCGTAGCCAGCTCTATAGAGAATGTCTTGCTGAGCCTTTAACCTAATAGACTCTTGCTTAGCTGACTGCGCTAGTTCAATAATACCTGACAACGCCATAGGGACATGAGCGCCTATGCGTTCCTTAACCATTGATTCAACTAAACGCCAGTTGTCTCTTAAACGTGACATGGCAGAGCCAGCACTGTTGGGAGAGTAACCTGCTTGCACCCACGCTTCTCTGGCACTACCTGACTCAACATAATACGCGACAAACTGAAGGAAGTTCTCATTCACATCATACTCTGAAGGATCACTCTTCTTTAAGAGCTTAACCTTCTTACGCATTGCCTTGTCTTGTTCTGTCATCTTTACCTCTAGCGGTACATGATCGATGTAGCTGGTACATGCACGACATATTGTTACATAGTTGTTATAGACGATGTGAATAGTTATAAGGAGGATGTCAATCACTGAATATCATCTTCAGTTAATCCCTATTCACTTTGTTGTCTGTATAGATATATTATAGCACACTTTGACTCAAATGTAAAGAAGTATTTATAATTAATTCACTGCCTCCTATTGTAAGATGATTAAGGGTCATGGAAGTTTCAGAATCTCGCCAGAGAGAGCGTCGAACCTTTCCCCCGATGCAGTGCTGTAGCGATGAGGGGGTAGGGGGTGCTAATGAGAATCATTATCATTTGCATTAGCGTTTGCGAATGAGAATCGTTATCATCTGCATAGTATTGGCATAGTCACTGCCACAACACCAAAGTATTGGCATAGTTACTGCCATTATCACTATCATAGTCTACGCATTTCTGCAACACTGTATGTGTGTACAGTATCACCCATGCTTATACCTATCCCGATTCTATAACTTATTGTTATACTGTACATTTATCCAGTACTAATCACTATCACACTATACAGGTAAATACTACTGGTTATTTATACAGTAGTCTTATATAACTAAATAGAATAGATAGGCTATGCTTATAACAATAAGTTACTAGATATATTTGGTTTTAATTGTTAGTATGTACATAACAAATAAGGAAACAGATTTACAACATTGTTTCAAAACCACTTAATCAAAACAGGTATTAAAGAGATGAAACTACTACTTACAGCAAAAGCAGCGAAAGATCACGCAACAGCATACATGGCAGCAGAAGCCACCAAGGTATCAATAACTTCAGTATTAAGAAATGATTACACTATATACGCAACATTAAAGAACGACGGAAGCAACCCGGAGCTAATGGCAAAAGCCCAAGCCGGTATTGAGAAACTAGGTAAGTCAATCACTGATAAAGGTGCCCTTAAAAGCTTTAACGCTCTACTGAATCGAGAGTCTAAAAAGGTGCATAAAGAGATAGGCGTTGAGTGGCCCGCAGTGAAGGTGAAAGATGGTGAAATGCTTAACGTGGGTAAGGATCGTGGTGACTCTGCTTCTGGTGATGGGGAAGGCGAAGGCTCTATTCAGATATCAGAAGAACAAGCGCAGGATATATTAAAAGGGCATATCTCAGTACTACAAAAAGCGTACAAAGAGACCAGCGATAAAGTATTAGCCAATACTCTACAGTTTGCAATCCAGAACCTTAAGTAATAGGATTACTATAAAGCCCGCACACTGGACGCGCGGGTTTAATTAGTAAGCTTTATTTCCCCCTAGCAATCCTTGCCGCGCCTATTTGGGCGGCCTTTTTGCTGTTGGGTATCGTTTTAATTTGCAACAATGTTTCAAAACAGAGACAATATTTGCAACAATGTTTCAAAACAGAGACACTATTTGCAACAATGTTTCAAAACAGAGACAACAATGGGAGTATTTAATAATGTATGATGAAACAACAGAGAGCTACCCGCACGACTTTGTAGATATGTATTGGGATTTAGATGATGCGGATGATGATTGCATAGATGGTTTGCTGGTTATTTTACAGTCTAAGATAGATAGGTACAATAAAAGCATTGGCCGCGATTGGGATTCTGATAAGGCAATGTTGGAATTAGATAAGCAGTTTTGGCGTTTTGAGATGGGTAATGTTTATGAATAATGCGTATAAAGAAATGCTCAAGCGTGAGCGTAGGTCTCAGCTGGTGGCTCAGGCTATCGGTTGGGTTGTGATTGGATGCGGTGCCATGGTTTGCCATGGTATCTGGTATGGCTGGCTGTTGTATCGCGCCAGTGTTTTATAATTTGCAACAATGTTTCAAAACTGGAGATTGATATGTCTGATTTAGCTAGATTCTTGATGGAAATGTTTCTATTATGTTCGGTGATCGCAACCTCTTGGTTCGGTCTGGTACTTTATGCAGTAATAACTGGAGATATAAATTATGGGTAAGTTATTGTCGATTGATGGTAGTAATACCAAGATAAATAAAACGCAGAAAGCCGAGGCTGTACCAACTAGGCTGGCTTCTCTGTCTCTGTATCCTGATGATGTAATTTGTGCAGGTAGTAAGGCGGCAGATTGTATGGAGTCCTGTCTTAAGTCTGCTGGCATGGGTGTGTTTAGCAATGTAATTGCAGGTCGGAAGTCTAAGACTGATTGGTTTCATTCAGATCAGTCTGGGTTTCTTGATCAGCTGAGACGGGAGTTGTCTAACTTTGATAAGCTGTGCAAGCGTACTGGTGTTGTTGGTTATGTCCGGTTGAATACTATCAGTGATATTGCTTGGGAGCAGTTTGATATTCCTCAATCGTTTCCTGATCTGAATTTCTATGACTACACCAAGCGTGTGCGTCGGCTTGGCAAGACTCCGTCTAATTATAACTTGATGTTCAGTTATAGCGGGGTTGCTAGTTATCGTAAGCAGGTCGAGCGTATGCCTGACGGATACCCTATGGCTGTCGTATTCAAGGGTCGATTGCCTACGCATTTCAGAGGGCGGGAGGTTATTGACGGGGATAAAAGCGATCTGATAAACTTACGATCAGGTCATGTTGTTGTTGGGTTGTTGGCTAAGGGTAAGGCTAAGCATGATACCAGTGGGTTTGTTGTTAACCCTGATGTCATTGCAGTAGGTGGCTAACTTTTGCAACAATGTTTCAAATCTAATTAGGTACGGGTAATGTAAGAGGAGATTATTATGTTTGATGTTTATTGTCCCCATTGTGGTGAACCATGGGAAAGGGTGTTGTTGGAGGATGTTGAGGGTATGTCTTATCTTCAAGCTGGTAAGGCTTTTACTGTGCAGGGTTGTACTGTCTTTCAGATACTGCGTCAGCGTATCAATGGTAAGGGTAGTGTATGTAAGGCTGATCAGGTTGTATCTGATACTGAGTTGGCTGCTATTAATGGGGCACACGAAATGAGTGACTACCCTGAAGAGTGGGAATATGATTTGGCTTTTGCTATATATAACAGAGGTGATGTATGATTATTATTAAGACAAGTCCCGTGACGGGCATGATTAATACAATGGATGTTGATGTAACTGAGGTTCAGTTTGCACGATGGCAGGGTGGTATGCTTATTCAAGATGCTATGCCTGACCTGAGTGT